AGAAAACTACCATTAGTTTGGAGGATGCATTGGTTATGTGCCAAGCAAGGGGATGGCAAAGTTTTAAATCTGATTGGATTAACAAAGAACAAAAGTCATTTGCTACTACTAACTACGGTGAGGGGGTACAAAAAATATGAATTTTGAAAAAATAAAAGGAGTAAAAACTGTTAGACCACAAAAGGAAAAGCATTGTCCTAAACATGGTTACTATGTATCAACAAATTACATTGGTGATTACTGGACAGAATGTCCAGAATGTATGACAGTTAAAAAAAAGGAGATAGAAGAGCAAGAAAAATTAAAATACATAGCACTTGCCCAAGAACGTGAGCAGCGTAGATGGATGTCAAAGATAAAAGGTGCAGCTATTCCAGAACGATTTAAAGATCGGACGCTAGATAGCTATGTAGCAAAGACAAGTGGTCAACAGAAAGCATTAGCTTTTGCAAAAGAATATGCAGAAAATTTTGACCAAGTAATAAAAACAGGACGTTCTGCAATCTTTGTTGGCAAACCGGGAACTGGCAAAACCCACTTGGCAATAGGCATTGCGTTGAGCATTATGCAACAACAACGGTCACCAGTATTTGTCACCGTACAACGTCTAATTCGTAGGGTAAAAGATAGTTGGAGAACAAAAGAAGAAACAGAAAGCGAAGTCATAGATGCATTTGCATCACCTGATCTGCTCATACTTGATGAAGTTGGTGTACAGTTTGGGTCAGAGTTTGAAAAACAATTGTTGTTTGATGTACTCAATGAACGCTATGAAAAACTTAAGCCATCTATTTTATTATCAAATATTCCTAGCGAGCAATTGTCAGACTACCTTGGTGAACGTGTAACCGATAGGTTGCGTGAGAACGGAGGTGCATTAATTGGTTTTAACTGGGATTCTTACAGAAAAAATTTATGACAACAGAACAAAAAGTTGCAGCAGCCAAGGCACGCATCAAAGAATTAGAATTATTAATTAAACTATGGAGCAAATCTTAATGACAAAAGAAAACGAATTGCACACAGGTGACTTGTGGTTTAATCCAAACGAACCAGAAAAGTTATGTGTATTTAAAAATAACAAATGGGAAAAAATACCAGACGATGAAATGCAATGGTCAGACAGACAAAAAAATATTATGCAAATTGCAAATTACAAACAGCAATTAGCAGAACTAGAAACACAATTTTGGTTTAACGATTTACCAACAAAAGAATATATGGTTAGGTTTGATGCAATTAAGAAACGCATTAACGAGTTGGAGCAATTGGATGATTGAAATAGTATTAGGTTGGCCACCATCAGATCTATCGCCAAACAAACGATTGCATTGGGCAAAGTTAGCAGCAGCTAAAAAGGAATACAGAAAAAATTGTTTAAGTGCATCGAGAGAACAATTAAAAAAATATCGTGGAGTATATGAAAACATACCAGAAAGATTAGTTTTAGAAATGACGTTTATACCACCAGATAAACGCAGTTATGACCGAGACAATTTAGTTGCTAGAATGAAGGCAGGTATTGACGGTTTGTCTGATGCATTACGCATTAACGATAAGCGTTTTAATACTGTTATTTCAACAATGGATCAAGACCGCTACGGTGGCTTTGTCCGCATACGCATACTACAGGAAATTCCTTATGGCACGAAAGATCAAGAACCTATCCGTCAAGACACGAGAGTACAAAGATAGAGATGGTAATCCCAAAGCAAACTGGGTCAACATTGGAGTCATTATGGAAAATGACCAAGGCAAACAATTTATGTTGTTAGATAAATGGATAAATTTTGCAGGGATACCTGACTTTAGTGGGAAGGAAAATTCTGGTTCAATAATGGTAAATATGTTTGATGTAGACAATGACTACCAATCTAACCGCAAAGATATACCACCATCATATAAAGGTAACGACAACGATCTTCCATTTTAAAATACCCCAGAGTGAGCAGACCAGAGAACACTCTGAGGTATCGGCTCTAGATTTTGGGGCAGAGACTAGAGCCTAGTAGGCCAACCGCTTACTTTTTCTTTGGTGGCCTACCAACTTTAGTTCCATATGTACCCTTACCTTTTGGCATAACATTTACCTTTTTTTTAATTATGAAAGAATTTTCTAATTTTGTCCATAGTATTCAACTCATCTGCCCTGTATTTTTTATCTAAAGCAGCTTCTAATTCTATGACTCTACCTAATAGACTTGCTAGAAATACATCTTGTTTCATCTGATGTCTTATCAAGTGTGTGCAATATTTTTTTATTCCAACTACATCATCACTTTTTAAAATTTCTCTTACTCGCATTTCAACCGATAGCTGCAACTCTACAGGTGGCTCTTCGATTTCAATGTTGAGAAATTTTTCTTTAGTCATTAATTTAATTTGGGAAACAACTGCTGCTCAAGCAGGTCTACAGCACGGTCATCCAACGTGTTCGAGGTCTGCTTACAAATAGTCTCTCTTAATATTTCAATGATGAGTCTTTTGCACGCAGTAGTTGTTAAGAACCTTACAAGAATAGGTTTTAGTATCTTGTACATAGTTTGTTTGTTTTTCCAAACATAGCACACGTTATTGTATCTTGCCTTCTATTCTGCTAACCGCTTCTGATAACTTGTTAAGTCTAAAGTATATGTCTCGTATGTCTCGTTCTCTACGACTACTCATGTTAGATATAACCATAACTAAAGCAGTAGCTGCTGCTCCCACTAATGCACCATATATCTCAGGCATTTGCGTAAATAGGTAATTATGTATAGTATGACTAATAAATCCTAATTATGGCAGAGGAACAAGAAGAAAAGGAAGGCACGGATTGGGCTGAAATTTTTGGTCATGCTGTCCGATTTATGATTCTTTGTTGGTCGCTTGCAATGATGACTCTTGGATACATGGACAAGATCCGCAATGATGGAGCGTTTTTAGCCGGACTCACAAGTGGCGTTTTAGGTTCGTATGGTATCTCCGTTAACAAAAAGAAACCTGTAAACGCTGCTAAAGTAAATGACACCAAGGTAAATACACAATGAAAAAACTATTAGCATTACTATTACTGTTTAGTCCTTCTGTAGCACTAGCAGACATAACGCAAAAGTTTACGACATCTGCCCAGATCACGGTAGATATGCCGTACTCTGTCACTAATAAATTAGGCACGACATATTCAATATCAGGTAATAACATAACCCCATCTGTAACTGTAGGAGACACTACGACATCAGGAAAAATTGGTGGAATTAATCTTGGAAGTTTAAGTAGTGGCGTACCTGCCATGATACAAACTGATAAATCAATTACCACAGCAGGTAGTGCATTTTCTCTGACGGAAGCTGTAACAATGGGCGATTCTCAACCTAGTGCAATCACTCCATCGTCAGGCATAGCAGCATTACCACACCTTGGTGGGCAGACAACAATAGGATCGGGTGGCACATTAGGATCTGGAGCGATGACAAGTTTATCTAGTGGTGTACATACTTGTAGTGGTGCATTTGGATCAGGCTCTAGTTGCATAGGTTCGACAACAGTAACCATTACCATTGACTAAATTTTGGCTGCTATTAATAATATTATTTCCTGTAAAAACCTTTGCAAATCCAGTAGTACCTACCTTCCGTACAGGCAGTTCAAGCACAAATTCCCAGACTCAAAGTGTCATAACAGAATCTGTGGTATCTCATCAATTCCGTACAGGGTATTCTCTAAGCGTATCAGGCACGAACATAGAAAGTGCAGATGTTAATGGTTATATTAACTCAATACCTACGGCAGAAGCCGAACAAACAGTTAATGGGATTAACTTTTCATATACAAGTCCTACGTTGGAAGGTGTGCCTAGATGGAAAATAGTAGACGCAGGTCAGCCTTTCAGTTTAGTCGAATCAGTAATTTCTCCCGGACTAGATACAATAACCACAATCAACAGGGTCATAAACACAACAACTACAACCACCGTAGAAACCACGTTTGGGCAGTAGTTTTACTTTGCCTATGTCCAACAAAGGCTTTAGCTAATACAACCGTAGCAAGCCCATCTAGCAACGCACAGGGAACGGTAAATAACAATGCCACCATGATAGCTCCGCAATCTAATCCGCAGTTTAGGATGTCGCAGGGTATTGTTTGTAGTTCACCTAGCCTTACCATCACACCATTTCTAACAGATTCATGGTCATTTAACCGCCCCATAGAAACTGTGACTAGACAAAATATATACAACGAGGATACAGGTGCAATAAAATATGTACAAGAAACACCAAGGTTTGAAAAAGATAATTACAATTTAAACTACGGTATCTCAGCACAGTTCAGTATTCCGTTAGGCAAAGCACCTGCACTATGTCATAAGGCAACAGAAATAAATATAAAAAATCAGGAATTATTGTATAAGAAAACTGAACTAGAGGTCGCTCTGTTTCGGCTAAAAGTATGTGGTGAACAGGCTAAGCTTGGTGTTCAATTCACAGGTAAGTTTGCAACGATATGCGAGGGCATTGCAGTTACTGTTCCTCCCGGTCAGGTAATCCCTCACTCTCATTCTTTGAAGCCTTAGATTTACTTAGACGTTTACCTAATTGTTTTATAGCTGACTTCGCTGCCCCTTGTATCAAGGGTACAAGAGCAGCAGAACCACCGGCAACCAAGCCAATAACAGTAGTGCTAATAAGTATTTCGGGAGTTCCGATAATACTTTCTCTGAATGGTACTTCTGTCCAGACCGGGTCACAAGAGCCATCTATACCTCTTTCATATTTTACCAATCTTTCAATTTTTTTATCATTTCTGTAATCTCCTTCCCTAAATGGTGCGTCCTTTGGAGGACAGGGTTTGTATTCTTCTTCTTTTTTTTCATTGTTTTGTGTGTCTGTTTTAGGTGGTTCACTAGTTGGCATCTCACTATCGTTAGCAAGATTAGGCATCTCTTCTGTAATTGTTAATTGATCTGGTACATAATTCAATGGATTAAAACTAGGGTACGGACAATTTGTCACGACCCCATTTGGATCTTCTATTATTAAATTTCTATTGCCTGTATTCTTTGTATCTTTGTGGTAGTAACTGCAACCTATAACTTGTACATTTGAATGCCCATAGTCAGGCACATAGGTATATGGGATATGAACATCAGGTATATGTATCTCAGGTATTTCCAATTATTTTTTTGGAAGTGTTGGTATAGATATGCCAGTTGTTTTTGGTAATGCGTTATCCATTACATTAGGTAATAGCCCCTTTACCTCGCCAAGTATAGAGTTCATAATCTTAGCTTTAAACTGTTCGCTGCTTACATATTTGTATGTAAAAAAACCACCGCCTAGTATTCCCAAAACTAAGACCGTAGTTAAAATTGTTAAAGCATCAAGAATTTTACGCATGATTAAAGAACAGATAGCACGAGCTACAGCACTTATGTCAGTAGTCGTATTGCTACTTATCGTAGCAATCAGCCCTCTCTATGTCACTATGGGTTTAATGACAAGAGAAGTTATGTCGCAGAAGGATTAAGACTATCTGCACTTGCTTTCCATTTAGTAACTACATCAGATGTCCATGTAGCATTAATAATTGCTTGTACATCTGACGGATAACCACTTATATCTGTTTGGTTATATGTACCATCAGGAGAATAATAGCCATGAGTTATTGCGTGTCTGGTAAAAGTTTTACTTAATTGCACGCCATCTTTTGCTACGACAGTTGCTTGACGTAATTGTATTCCAAATTTGTCAACACCTACAACTTCAATTTTGTCGTAGTTAGTTTCTTCTGTTAATGCCATTAGGATTAATCTCCGATTAAAACAGGTTTAGGCTTAGTTTACAGACGTAGCTCGGTCTATTCAATTCGATACCATCCATTAATGGCACAATCAAAACCAGACCCACCATTAGAACCACTAAAATCACTATGTCCAGTATTTATTCTCTTACGTATTCCATAATAATATTTTGATGATCCGTATGTATCTGCGTATACATTTTCTCCACCGCTAGAACAAGAGTTCATCCAACAACCTAAGTGTGATTCTAAAAGACTTTCAGTTCCACCTCTGTCTGCATAAAAAGGCATAATACCAAATATTATTCCATTTCCATTACTCGAACTATAACTTCCAATTTTTATTCTCATGTGAACGTAAACCATACTTCCAATCTTGACGTATTTACCTCCGTTATATGTCATGGTTGGAGCAGCGTTAGCATCACTACCACTACCAAGATATCCATAACCATTTAAAACATTTATGTTATCAATCGTACCTTCTTCGTAGTCATCTAAAACATTAGCGTCTGCTGTATCAGAGCCAAACAAAATACCGCCTTGAACCCTGACACCATTTGTTAGAGTTTCTAGTTTTTTTACGTTGTTATGATATAGCTCAACTGCTCCGTCTGGTATAAACTTAGCCATGTACTCACTTTGAGTTTTCATTATATCTACATTGTCACTTGCAGAACCACTTATAATTAAACGAGAACTTTCGTTTAATACTTTAGTTAAAGTTCCAGTATGCTCAAGTGTAAAATCATTTCCATCTCCAAGTCTTAGCTGTTCGCCATCAGTAATTTTAATATTGTTACCATTACTATCCAAGTCTCCACCTAGCTGTGGACTTGTATCTTCTACAACATTGCTTAATCCACTAGCAGGGAGAGATTCAAAACTAGGGTCTGCTCCGTTGTTTGCTCTAAGAAATTTACCATCATTATTAGTATCTCCATGTGGTAGCTTTGCAAGTGTTACTTGTTGATCTAATATGTTTTCTGCTTGGATTGCGTTGTCAGCTATTTGACCATTTGTGACACAATCATTAGATAATTTACTTGTTGTTATACTTCCATCTGCTACTGACCCTGCTATATTCAACTGCCCTGCCATACTGCTATGACTACTGCATTGGTAGTACAAAGTATCAGGTGCATCATGCGGTACTGTAAATACTATCTCTGTACCACCTGCACCACCATTGTTTGTAACTCCTGTGTTATAAGCATCATTCGTGCCACCATTAGCAATACTGGTTTTTATATAAAAAGGGTGTGCGCCATTACTATTTCTATTTTCAAAAATATAAGTATGACCTCTGCTAAGAGTTAACGTAGGGTCATTGACTGCACCGCTTAGTCCTGGCCCAGTAAAAGTGTAATCACTTGAACCATTAGCACCTAAGACATATCTAAGGGTATCTTCAATAGCCCTTGATGATACTTGTGTTAAAGGCATAGTTAACTCTTAGGATATTTGTCCTTAATTGTTTTTATATCTGCCTTCCAAGCGTCTATACCAGAATGATAAATTTTATCTAATTGGTCTGCTATTGAAGGATACTCTGCTCTTCTTTTAGACTTATAACTATTATTTTCTAAATCCCAAGCATCTTGTAATGCTTTTAATCCATTAGTGCAATCAGCTTCAGTAGGCTTAGAACCACCATCATGCACTATAAGATTTGCATAAATTTTATTTTTTGAGTCAGACCATCCAAACCATTGTCCTGTTCTCACTGTGACTAGATAGTCTTCGATATGTGTAGGTCTCATTTTAAGTGTCTCCTAATTTAGTAAACTGAAAAGTAGTATTATTCTCATTCGTGTGTCCGATTAAATCTGTATTACTATTTGAACCTCTACATCCAAATTTAAGTTTATGAGTTGAGGTATCAGTAACATCAAACATAAACTGACAGTAAGAACTTTGATAAGAACCACTACCATCTATATTGGCATAACCAAAAGCTACAGAATTATAAGAACTATTATTTTGGGTTATATGTATCTCTGTTTGACTCCAGTTAGCTTGGCTGTTAGCTGTATGAATTCCAATAAATTGAATCACATAAATTCCAGTTGAAGGAAATGTAAAAACACCACTACTTTCTGTCATTGAAGCTCCTATTCCTCCATAACTATAAGTATCAGCAATTTCAAAATTACTTGTTAAGAATGTATTACTACTAGGAATAGAAAAACTGGTAGTGAGTCTCCAAGTTTGTACCATTGTTATTCCAGCAGAATCATATGATAAGTTAGTTCCATCTGTTTTTAAAAACTTACCAGCATTGCCAGATTGAGAAGGTATAGGGTCTACTACACCTTTTGCCATATAATTCCAACTTGCGTGTGCTGTACCACCACTAGAAGGATTATTACCTGTAGAGTTAGCAACGCAAATATACGTTGACGTTATACCTGAGTCTGTAAATTCAACAATATCATCTACTGTATAAGCAGTAGAGTTGTTGTAAGTACCTCGCCAGACTAATTTAATTTTGCCGAGATCAATAGTTGCCATGTTAGATAGTTGCGATTAGCTTACCATTTGCATTTAAGCTAAAGGTAAAACCTGTAGCTGCAAAAATAACATCTTCAAAGTTATCATAATCTGTTCCAGATATATTGTCCACACCGCCATTAGTGCTTGTCACGATAAGATTGCCATTACTATCTGTATTAAATCCATACACTTCTGGGGAAGATGCCTTTGCAAAACTTAAGTTACCAGCTCCATCTGTTTTTAAAAATTCCCCTGCACTCCCATCTTCGGGAAGAATATAATTACTATCTTTAGTAAGTGTTGTTGGTGCGTCAAATGAAATACCATAAGTATTGCTAGGGTCATTATCCCAATTAACTTTTCCATTTATTTCTACAACATCATTAGTAGAAGTAAGAACCCCACTATTACCATTAGGATATACTAAGCTATCATTACTTATTGTCTCAAACGTAGGATCTGCACCATTATTAGCTCTTAAAAATTTGCCATTATTACTAGATGTACCATGCTCTAATTTTGCAAGTGTTATAGCTTCGTCTTGTATTTTTTGTGTTGATATAGAATTGTTTTGTAGGATTGCGTTTGTTACTGTGTTGTCGCTTGGAGTTCCAATGTTTACAGTAGAACCCATTACGACAGCGTGATAGCTTGCACCAGTAGGAGGTGCAGCAGCCAGCTTAACTGTTGTACCATCTAAAGCAAAGCCTTCTCCAGGAGTAGATGTACCAGCGTTAGGTTTCTGTAGTACACCTTCTATTATTAGTAATATTTGCTGGGCTGAAGTAGGTGCATTACTAAGGGTAAAGTTTGTAGTACTGCCATCAAATGCAGGGCTAAGTGTAGATATAAAGAAGTTACCTATACTTTGTGTCTCTTCAAACGCACTTGTAGTTCCGTTATAAACATACAATTTACCTAAAGTTGTATGCCAAAATAAATCTCCAGAGTCATTATTAGTTGTAGGAAAACTAGAACCTACTCTATATCTTTCTCCAAAATCATTTATGTCTCCACTTAAACCTACCAGGTCATCTTCTTTAAGAGTTGCTTTATGGTATGTATAGTTTTGACCTGATCCTGTAGAAACGACAAGAAATCTAACACCAGCAGCAACACTAGATCCACGAAAGTTTGTGGCAATACCAGATATATTTACTGTTGTTCCGCCTACTGTTTGACCAGATGCAGTTCCAGTACTGCTGACAGCCATTCCGCCAGCGTCCGCAATACTTATTACGACACCTGATTGTGGTTGAGTATTAGGAAAAGAACTTTCATTTGCTATTGCTTCCAAACCACCAATAGGTGCTAACTGTGCAGCTACATAATCTACGATTGCTCCACTTGTAGGAAACTTAGTGTCGTCATCAGTTACAGATGTTGCTTTTTGCATACCATCTAACTGGTTAAGATCTGCTATATCAGATGTAAGAGCAGTAGTATCCGCTAATTTTGAAGCTGTACCAGATTGCATAGTTGCTAAAGTTTGCAGCTCTGCATCTGCTAACTTGTTATTAGTAACTGAGCTATTTGCTATTTCACTTGTGCTAACTGAGTTTGGTGCAAGATGACTAGCATCCAAAGGACTACCAGCTATAAGTGATTTTATCTCTGCTATTGTTTGATCGGTAGTTGCATTTGCCTCGATAGCATTTAGCTTTGCAAGTAAGGCATCAGTAAAAGAGTTTGTATCAGAGTTTGCTTCGTAAGCTGTTTTTATCTCTGCATTTGTTTGATCTGCAGTTGCTCCACTTTCTATTCCATCTAGTTTTGTACCATCAGCAGATACATCCCTTCCGTCAACAGTTCCAGATGTAGCGATATTCTGACTACCAAAATCAGGAGATATTTTAGTTCCATCTATAGCTGCGCTTGCGTTTACGTCAGCATTAACAATACTTCCATCTGCAATTTGTGTTGACGTAATACTACCGACTCTTTCTAAAAATGCTTTAGTTACTGCATCTTGAGCATTAGTAGGATCTGAAACATTGATTATCGGCTTATTCTGTGCGTCTTGTCCTTGCGGTGTATTTTGAATACCTAAAGCAGCTTCATCTTTAGCCTCTTGTATTCCGTATAGCAGTTGTAATACAGCAGTATCCAGGTCGGCAGCAGTTAAAGTAGAGCCATCTACAAAATCAACAAGGGCATTAGTTAATGGAGTGTCTCTGCTAATCTCAATAAGCACTCCAGTTTTAGGCGCACCAGTAGCTTCTTGAGTAGATGTTGCTGAACTAAGAGTATTAAACTCAATAGTCGTATCATTTACAAAGGTAAAGTCAGTATTAGCTACTAAGCCAAGTGCGACAACTATATGATCCTTTTTGACGTATGGAAAAGGAATTGTAAATTGTTTGGTAGATCCGTTTCCAGTACCAGTAAATGAAGCAAAAGGCATTAACCTGTCCTAACGTCTGTGTTTACTATAGATCGCCAAGCCTCGACTTGGTTAGGGAAATCATTAGTAGTTTGTGCTACTTCTTTATTTAATATTCTATTTTCATTTTGTAAATGTTGCAAATATGGTCTTGTATTAATGAAATATCTTCTTGCTGCATCCCTGTATTTTTTAGCTAGTTGGTCTATAGCATATAATTTTGTCAGCATTGCACGTTTTGACACTATATTTCTAGGCAAACCAGTTGCGTCAAATTCTGGATCATAGTCAGGTAATTCTTTATAGGCATCACTATTAATTAATCTTTCCAGGTCTTGCGCAAAAGTTAAGCCACTTCCGTTTGGATCTTTGAGAGTAGTCATAAGTTCTCTAAACTCCATAAATTCCTGGTTACTCATTACATAACCTTTAATACCTAAGCTAGTTCTTGTACTAAATCTTGGGTATGCACCAAAACCATGTAGCCTGGATAACTCTTTATAAACAGTTCCGTTTCTTTCTTTTGTTGGTCTAAACATTGCCAATGGATGTATGTTCATTACCAATGATCTTAAAAGAGGATTTTTGATATTTTCAGCTCCATAGGCATAGTCATATTCTACTGGCTGTCCATAAATAGGATCTAGTTCTGGTGTTCCAAATAGATTTTGTAATCCAGGTATTTCACTTAATAACTCCATTGCAAGGTCGGATGCTGTTGCATACCAGGTTCTTTCTCCTGTTGTTGCATTTACCGATTCATTTATTAAATATCTTTTATTATCAAATCCAATTCTTGTTTGCCTTAACAAAGCTAATGGCATTTTCATGTAACGAGCAATAGTTGTTTCAAGCATATTGCGTTTACCAGTATGTATATATTGGTTGCCACTTTCTTCTGTTTGCATTAATTCTGTAATTAAATCATAAAAATTACCAATATTAGCCATAACACTTTTTCTAAAATAACCAACAGTATTTTCTTTAACAGTATCCCCTATAGCTTTAGCTGCTGTGTAACCATCAAATCTTCTTAAGGTATGAGCATTAGCAATAATATATGCTTCCTGAGCCTTATCGCTGTAGCTAATTTCATCATTTTCTGTATATGGTATTTCAAATTGATCGTCTCTAGGCATACGTTTTATAGCATCTACATATCCTCCTATTGAACCAAAAATAAAACTAGCGGTATCAAACATATCTAATGAATACCAATCTGACCATTCATTACTTCCAGGAGTTCTAAATCTTATTGCGTTTGGAGGTCTGTGCATATATCTATTTAATCTATCTTTATTAGGGTTTGTACTTTGTGGACCACTAAATTCAACAAGTCCTGTAGCTACAGCTCCAATACCTAGCGCAAACAAATGCTGACTTGTAGCTATTTCCCCTATAGCTCTTTCTCTTTGGAATAAATCTTCTGATGTTATATCTCTCCAATAACTATCTACCAATCTGTTAGTTGGTAAAGGCAAATGCCTTAATGCGCTTTTTACCAGGTTTAAAGGAGTTCTGTTTGTTGGGAATACGACACCTAAAAGGGGTACTGCTCTTGTAGCTTTATGTATTCTTTTTGAAGGATAATTTAAAATTCTTTGACCAAGTTCATCAAAGCCTGTTTCAGTAGAAGATAAACCTTTTCCAAAGCCTCTAAATTGATCGTTAGTAGGTTCAGATGCCTTAGTAAAATATTCTAAATTGTTTAAATCTTCGTCATTTCTATATTGTTCCGCAAATTCTAAAATGTCCTCTGGTTGTGTTAATCCTTTTTCTTGCGCCCTTCTTATTCCGTATTCAACTGTTCTTTCATTTCTATCGACCTCTATGCTATCGGTAAAGTTTACATAATCAACAGCCTGTCTTGCGTGAACACTATCCATAAATCCACCTTTTATTACGCTTCCATCTGGCATTTCTACATCTGCTAATGATCTATTTAATGCTGCTTCTGCTTTTTTATGTGCCTCGTTAAATATTCTAGGGTCGTGCATATCAAATCCTTGCGCCATCTTTTGAAATAATTCTTGCTCCATTAGCCTGGCATATTCATAGGAAGGTGCAACTGTCATACCAACTAACGTATCTAACCCACTCATAACTCTCGAAGCTCCTGATCCAAAAGTAGTTTTAACTCCTTTAGTTAAATAATGTGTTGCCAATATTACTGGATTTGTTTCTGGATTTGTTAAGTGTTTAGCTACACCCTTACCTCCACTTAACATTCTCCTTGCTTCGTCATCTATTTCTTCTTGAACATAATCATCAAATCTTCTTATTTTTGGTTGTTTATTTGGATTTTTACTTTTTCTATAGCCATCTGCCTCGAAATAACCTCTATTGATATTTCCAAAAACTTCATCATGTTTTACAGCAGATAAAGCCAGCCTAAAAGCGTGTGCAGCATGAACAAAATATCTAAGATACATAGTCATATTTAGTTGTTGTCTCATTTTTGCCATTCTTGCTCCATCCATATCTCCAGCAGCTAAAGCCTTGCGTTTTGTCTTTCCAGCTCCCATAAATTGAGAATAAGGTAAAGTAACAGCTCTAAATAAACTGCCACCTAAAACTTTTCCAAGTGTTGCAGAGTTCAAGAAAATACCATTTCTTGCTATTTGAGCAATTTTTTCTTGCGTTAACTGACCTTTACCTACATTGTCTAAGCCTTTAGCAAAATTAGTCATAAAATTATTCATTGACTTAGTTCTGTCTTTATACAAATAAAGTGATTCAGCAATAATTTCCATAATTTCTCTAGCTCTTTTTGTAGGTTTGTTATTCATAACGCTTTCATAATCTTTTTTACTCATTAAGTTTTCAAAAATGTTTTCTTGTTCTAATACAGCTTTTTTAAATACACCAGGAATAGATTGTTGTTCTGGCATATCTGCTGGATCTGAACCTTCTTGTATTTGCGCTTTTGAGTTAATTATTTTATTAGCTTGATTATTGTCAGGAACATAAATAATGTCGCCTGGCTGACCAAACTCTGTACCATCTACTCTAATTCCTTGATATTTCTTAGAAGCTAAATATTCAGCTAATGCTCCTTTTTGTTCAGCAGTTAATTTGCCATCTAAAACAGCACCAACATTTTCTATATTTAATTCTTGCAATAATTTAGAAAGTGATTTATTTTGAGAAGTTAAATCAAGAATCATAATATCTGCATTTACGACTCCATCTACATAAGTACTTTTCTCTCGGACTTCTCCTCCGTCCATAGATTTAAAATATGTACCTTTTCCTAGTCCTTTATCCTGGACTAATCCAGCTTCCTCTACTCCTTTTTCAAGAGCTGTCGTACCTGTTTTTGTTGTAGCTACATCTACTTCTATATGCTGGTATGGAGGTATAAACATTTCTTGACCGCCCAAGAAATCCATTTGTTGCATCCTTAAGTTTTGCGCAGAAGGTCTATTAACCTCAGCTATTGCAACGCTTACCTTCATTGCATCTTCCCATAAAGATATTAATAATGATTTTGATGTACTATCGTTAGGATTTAGTTTTATATCTAACGCTACTTCTTTCATCTGCTGTATCTGTACGTCTCTTTGTAAGATTATTGCTGCCTGGGCGACTTGTTTTTGCAATGCGTTTTTATCTCCTCTCATTGCTTTTTTGTGCAAAGCTAATATTTCGTCTGTTCTAAAATTACTTTCTGTTATTAATTGCAAGCCTAATCTTTTCATGTTTTCCATAGTAAAAGAAGGTACTTTTGTAGCATCTTCTCTTGTTCCTAATAGTTCAAACAAGCTAGTTTCAAACGCTTTATTAGTAGCAATTAAATCGGCTTCGCTAGTCGGTATATATTTCTTGCCATCTGGATTTAGTTTTCTGTTTATTAATCTTCTATATAATCCGTCCATAGCTTCTTCAATAGTCATATCTCCGTCTCTTATTGCAACCTTTATAGTCTCTAAGTTTTCTGTAAACTCGTCTGGATTTAATGCAAAACTAGCTGGCTCTGGAGCTGTGTTGCCTGGTATCTTTTGAGCAAAGCGTTCAGATCTAGGAGTTCTTTCTGCCAACCTTCCAGCTTGTGCGTCTCTAAATATATCTTTGTAAGTTTTAAAGCCATAACCCGAAAGTTTGTTATTTATTTTTTCTGCAATTTCTTGTAATTTTTTGAATGGTTGTAGCCAAGTAGGTTCTTTAGCAAAGTCAAGCTCGTCAAATACTGAAAAAGCAAATGCCTGGACTTCTCTTTCACTCATTCTTTTAGCACCATATAAATATTTTTGATGCTTAGGATAAAAAGATGCAACTATTTCTCTTAACTGTCTATCAACTGCTGGACTATCTAATAGTTTTTGCTCTTTAAGAGTTAAATATCTATCTTGTATTCTATGGAATGATTCATGTCTCAATGTCTGCATCATTGATCCAAAATTTATAAAATGACTTTTGTAAGTCATTGCAAGAACTATTAAATCTTTTTGAGGAGTTGAACCGAACCTAAATAAACCTTTAGCTCTACCAGTTTTACCTATTGCACTAGGAGGTAAACCATAAGCTGATGCTGCCTTTGCACTTATCTTGGGTTCGATAGCATCAACAAGACGTAAGTTTTGGACATTCGCACCAGCAATTCTTCTAGCTATATCAACTAATTCTTGCGCCTGTTGCTCAGTAAGATTTACGTCAGAATAAACATGATCGTTACCCATGTTTGTATATATATCATCTTCAAGCGCAAACTCTAATTGCTCATTGTTTTTAGGATCTAATGGGTCAAAGTTTTTAGGATTTGTCGATTCTTTATATTCTTTGTTGTATTTAGCCTGGAGTTTTTCGTTTGCTTTTCTTACGTTTTCGTTTTCTATCTCTCTTAAATTATCTAATTCAAAATCTCCATCATCAGCTCTAGGATCTCTTTGAACATACCCATCCCCATCAACATAATTATTTCTTATATTTACTGTGCCATCTTTATTAACACTACCTTTCTTAACTAATGGCTCTCTCATTATTTCTGTATAAGCCATGCTGTTTCTTAAGGTAAGTTCTCCGTCAGCAAATTCAGCAGCAGCGCTTAAACTCTTTAGTTCGTTTTTCATAGCCATATATGCCTTATGTCTTGCACCAGAACTAATCCCAATTTCGTCTAAGAAAGCATTAAATTCAGCATCCTTTTTAGATTTTTTACCCCACCTATTACCTGTAATATAAATAGCTCTATCAATATCGTTAGCAAATGCAATTGTATATTGACCATATCTAGGCTTTGCTGTTCCAGCCCATTTAGTAGAATTAAAATTTAACTTAGGATATTTACGCATTAAGATTGGATATAGTAATCCAAAATCTGCGTCATTTAATTCCGAAGCAGAATTAAACTTATAGCCTCCTTCAGTTATATATGGAAAAGTTTTTCTTTTTGTAGATGTAACTTTAGCGTCTAATGTCTTACCAATTTTTGAATGGTTTTTGTTTAGCGAGCCATTATTAGCTACTAATTCATCTTCCAGGTCAAATATTTCTTGTTCTGTATATCCCTGCAATAATTCATCTTTTTCTTTATTTACGACTTTTTGTACTTCTTCTCTTTTAATTGGCTCAGGTTTTTCGTTTCTTAAAAGATCGTTAGCTTTTTCATTCAACTTAGTATCAATTTCTTTTTGTACTCTTGCTGGTTCTGATTCAATTTTAGTTAAGGGTGCGTCATCCCCTGCCATAGTTGTTTTTATTAATTCAAAATTATCTTTTACTATTTGTGTTGCTGATATTGGGCCAGTTTTCATTGAAAGAGCTAATTCATTAATTAATCTGTTTGTATCTGAAACTGAATACGCTAAACCCTCAAACCTTTCAACTTGTCTTTCTGCCTCAAGCCTTCTATCAACTGAATCGTCATAAGAAATTTTATTGCCTTCTACTTTTTCAATAGCCGCTTTTTTATTTTTTTGCGTTACAGCTCTTAAACCACTTATTTCTGTTCTAAGTGTTTTTAAAAATGTTTCAGCTATAGCGCTTATTTGTGGTAAATTATTTTCTTTTGACCATTGTTCTAGTCCAGGTAAAGTACCTTCGGTAACTGTTTCTACTGCTCTAGTAGATGCAAGCATTATTTGTCTGATTCGATCTGCGCTAAATTTTGGATTTTTAGCAAATTTGCTGTAAACAAAATTAATTGATTCGACACTAGCTCCTTCTACAGAACCAAGTGCTAACGCTTTGTTGTATGGAATTTCTTTAGTTGCAACTTTATCTAAAAGATTTCTTGGTAATCTTGAAAGCTGAGTGCCTTCAATCATTAATGTATTTGTTAAAGTAATCCCTTTTTGCGCTAACGACTCTAATGTTTCTCCGCTATTTTGCATAAACAATGCAACATCCATAGCGGTCATAGATCCTTTAATAGATGTACCCTGAGCAATGTTTTTTAAGGCTGATATTGTTTGTGCTTCTCTAACTGTTGCTACATCTACAAACCTTACATCTACTTCTCCTATTCCTGATTTTTGAGCAAGGTCTAATCTATTGTGACCATCAACAATATAGACCTTACCCACATCCCCTATCTCTCCTGTCGTGTCTCTCCATACTGTTAACAAATCAGCTAAATTAGGATCAAAAGTACTAGCTTCTTTAAGAGATCCGCTTACTCCTTTTTTATTAAATTTACCTTCTGATTTAACTTGAAATACATCTGGACGAACTGTTAAGTCACTTACTTTAACCTTTGCAATTTCTCCAGCAGTAGGAGCAGCTAATCCAACACTTGTACCTAGCTCATTAGAAAATCCTCTATCCGAGTCAGGTCTAATCTGTGATTGTATTTTCTGTTCTTTTTCAAGTTCTACAGTAGCTTCGCCAAGTTCTTTTGCAGCTTTTTTAACTATATTTTGTGATTTCTTAACTTCAGTTTCAAGGTCAACTTGTTTTTGTTCTGTATATCCTGTTTCCCATTGTGGATCTTTTATGTCTCCTTCTTTCTTGTAATAACCTAATAAATCTTTTCCTGGTGCATCTTCATCTACTTCTCCTATTCTTATAGGTTGCCTAATTTTTCCGTCTAAAGCTCTTTTTGGTTGAGGTGTTTGCTGTTCTTCTATTGTTTCAGCTTCTATTGTATTTTCTTGATTACCTTTAGTTTTCTCATCTGCGTCTAATTTTGCTCTTATCTTTTTGTAGTATTCAATTGCATCATATTCTTTCTTTAAATTATCAGCGTTATCTATTGCTGCTTCAAAAATTTTCCACTTGCTTAAATAATTAACCATTGGTTTAATTATTCTTGCTTCCGCAGAGTCAACTATTGATCTTAAATAGTTTTCAGCAACTTGATACCCATAATCTTCCGCAGTTTTAGTTCCAATAGATTTATCTAACAAATCAAGTTGTGTATTTTTTGTAGGAAATTGTCCTGGAAAAGCTCCCTTAAATCCACCTTGACCAAACTTTCTTGTTAAATTTAACGCTTTACCTCCAGCTCCAAACGCTACACCCATAGGTATTCCATTAATTATTTCATTTACAAATAATGATTTTATTTTTGCTTCGACAAATGAATCATTTAATCTAGCGTTGTTATTAATTCCTTCGGGTAATAAATTATCCATTAAAGAAGGCTGGTATGGATCTCCTAAAATGGTTTCTGCTATAAGTGAATTTCTTGCTCCTTCTACTGCATTTTTAGCTACAAATTTACTTACCTTACTCACTCTTGGCATATTAACTTTCATCCAACTAATAGCTTTAGCAAACTGTGGAGAGGCAGTTTTAGCTTTTTTAAATACGTTTGCAGCATATACATACTCATCTGGTAGTCCAGGAGTTAATGCTTTAGCAGCAGCAAAGGTTAAAAAGAATGGAGCTGCTTCCCCGAAGAAAGTTGACCCCATATCAGCTAATGGTCTGCCAGTATCTATAACTGGATAACCTCCAACTAATGCGTCAAAAGATGCGCCTTTACCACCAAGTAATCCCCAATTTTCTCCAGCCAACCTATCTTGACCACTCATAGGCTCAAAATTAGGATCGTCTTTTACCTGAAACGGATCTTTATTATCTGCAATATCTTGGAATATATTTTTACTTATAAGTCCTGTACCCATAGCATCTGCCATGCTCATTCTGTTATTTATATCTCCTAGTTTTTTAAAAAATTCTGGCAAACTTTTTTTATCTATACCAGCTTTTATTGCTTTTATTGCCAAAGCATTAGCACCAACTACATCCCCTGTTAGCATTTCTGCCATAAATCCTGGCATATCCATTCTTACCATGTCATTCAAAGTATTATTAATACCAGAAACACCACTAATAGCGGTTCTATCTACAATTCTTGCTAAGTCTCCTAATGCGTTTCTTAATCTAAACTGACCTCTTAATTCTTCTGGAGCATACTTTCCTTTGTAATCTTTGCTAAAAATATTTAATTTGTCGTATAAACCTAAAATTGGTGTTGACATTTTTGTGTCTCTACCTACTCCAAATCCTAAATCGTTTTTAAATTTTTCTGTGTAGTAATTATCAGAATGTATTTCTTCTCCACTTGTATCTACTGGTGTAAATCCTTCAGTTTGAATATCATCCTCTATATCTGTAACGTCATCTTCGCCACCCATAGTAGCGTTATACAGATCTAAATTAAAAGGTGCAGCCTCGGCAATTTTTGTATCTCTAGCTTCTAAAGCCTGGTCAGCTTTAACTTCTTTATCAGATATAATTAGGTCTTTTTCTGTTGCCATACTTATAAACCTAAGTTTTGGTTATATTTTAATATCATACCTCTAGCATCTTGAAATGTCTCTACCCCATTTAATTTTAAGAGAAATTCTTTATGCTGCGGAAAATCTTTAAGGTTTGCTGGAATACTAGGATGATTGTAGTCAATAACTCCATCTGTAACCGCTTCTGGATATAAATTTTTTATACTGTTTTCTGTTTCAAAAATAATAAAATTACCTAAATTAACACCATCCCCTGATCCATATTTATCTGTAGCCTCTAATAAAGTAAAAAGATTTTCTAAATTTTTATATGCTTTTTGGCTTTTCATTGTCATCTTCTTACCATGTCTAACTTCATCTGGTTTAGAAGTAAATTGATTAGCATTTAACTGATTACTATAAATTTGATGTGGGGAATAAAATACTCCGCCTACAGTTTGACCTTCACGACCAGAAAATAATATGTTCAAATAAAATTGTGTTCCAGCCTCGCCATTAAAAACAACTCCATTAGGAGAATCTATATGCAAAACAAAACTGTATTCTTCAGTTCCAGCTCTGTATAAATCATTTGCGTCAAAGTTTACATCAGATAATCTATTATTAACAATATTTCCATAACCTCCATCAGAGTTTCCAACAAAACTTGCACCAGGTTCTTCTTCTCCGTACCAACTTGACGTATATTTATTCCCTGTAACTTCTGGATCAACTCCTTCAGTATCAAAAAATTGTTTAAATAATCCGTTTTCTTTATCGTCCCTAACTCTGTTATTTAAATCTTTTTGTGATACTTTTTGCCCATCTGAAGTCATTTCAAAATAAGTATCTATTAAATACTTTTCTACGCTTCCTCTGATTTGTTCCCAGGCTGCATTTATTTCAGAGTCACTAGCTTGAGGTCTGCTATTTTTATAAGTCTTTTTAAATTCATCTTCTTGGTTTTTTAATGATTCGCCTACTGCGGTTGATACAATACTGCCTTCCATTTCTAAAATATTTTTATGAGTATCCGCCACTCCTGATTGCAAATCAACTACATCTTGACCATATATACCAGTTAATGCTTTATAGCTTGATAGATACTTAGTACAAGCATTACTGTTTTCGCCAGCCAATAAACAAGCCTGAGCATCTTTTTTTAGTAATTTTACATCTGCTCTAAACTCTGTTGGAGTTAAATCATAAACAATATTTTTTAAAAGAGTTTCTCTGCTTTTTTCTAACTCTTCTACTCTTACATTAAATTCTGCTGTTGTTATTAATCCATTATCTTTTTGTGTATTTAACTGTTTTAAAGCGTTATCATAATTTTCATCTACTTTTGAAAGTATAGCTTTTTTTGCCTGGATAACTTTGGTATCCGCTTTGATCTCGTTTTCCGTTCCATTTGCATTATAGTTAGCCAAAATATCTTTAGCGCTTTCTTCATCAATTTTTATTTCATCTACTCCACTCATTAAATTGTCTTGATTTTGTACGTCTCGCAAAAACTTATCAGCAGTTTCAAAATCGTTTCTTTCTCTAATTACGCTAGTAACAATATCTCTTAAAAACCTTTCTCCTCCAAACGTATCTATGTAAAAAGAAGTTAAAACATATCCTCCATCAACTTCCTTATATCTACTATTACTTGTACCTGTTCCTATTCCGTTAACTCCATCATCCTCTGGATTTCCATAAAATATATCTTTTAAATATTCAAGAGTATCTAATCCGCTTAGATTTTTTGATTCCGCAATAGCAGCGATTAAATCTTTTACTAATTGCTTTTTTGATTCATCAGGTAAATGATTTGCTTTATTTATCCTTTCAACAATAGTTCCAACATTTTCACTTAATTTTGCATCTGTAAAAGTTTTATCATTTTTAATACTGTTTCTTAATGTATTTATATCTCCTGTTATTTCAGTTGATTCTTGCCTGTTTAAAATATTTTGATAAGTAGTGTCTTGACTTGTTCTGTCATTCATTCTGTGTTGAGTAACATAACCATTCGTATTGTTATGTTCAAAAACACCTAGTTTTGCATTTCCATAAATATGTTTGTTATATGCGTCTTTATATCTATCATCATCTGGACTTAACTCTCCAACTGTTACTTGTTCGTAAATTGGAGTTACTCCATCTTGTTCAAACTGCGGTTCTCCGTTCTTAATAAGTTGTACTTTGTTTCCATCCTTATCTAAATAATCAACTTTAATAGTATTTTTTACATTATTCCAAGTTGCTATATTGTCATAAACTTTTCTTTCTTCAATTTGCGACAATATGGTATTTTGTAATCTTTTATTTTTTCTTATTTCTTTTAAAGTTTGTTCTGCAAATCTTATTTCTTCTAAATCTGTTTCGCTTAAAGTTCCTGTTGTGTCATTTCTTTTATCAATAATTTTCATTAATTGCTTTTCTACGGAATTTAATTTATTAGCAGGGTTTACTTCTGTACCATCATTTCCTAGCGTGTATGTATCTAATATTTGACTAGCTTGTTTTGTTAAATATTTTTGTTCGTCAACTCTGAATTTAGTGTAGTTATCGTCAAGCTGGTCTACCTCTCCCTTGAGAGTTTTCATTCCATCAATAAAAGCACTAAATTCGTTTTGTTTTGCAATTCTTGTATCATCATAAAAACCTTGTACTGAAGGCAAATCTAAAGTAGGAACTAAATTAGCCTCTGTAGGTCTGGAATAAGTATCCCCATACCACTTAAACTGTTGTATTTTAGGTTGTTCAAACTGTAAATTTATCTGGCTTACGTCTCCAGTACTTGCACCTTTAGCAAGCTGTTGTCTTTTTTGATTTGCTCGTTTCTTTGGGTTTGCATCCCCTGGAGTTAAGCCTGTTGTTTTTGTTGCCATTTATCCTCCTAGTGAATTGTAATAATTTGCTTGCGCAGTTTGAGCCTTAATAGTTGCTTGATTAGCTTTATATTGCATATTGCTATTAAATCCACCAACGATAGAACCAGCCATACCAAGTGCGTATGGACCAAAACTTGGCTTGGGTATTTTAAGTGGCTTAACAGGATCAAGATATGTTTTCTTAAGATAATTTCTAGCAGATCCCCTTCGAGAAGCTCGATCTCCTTGCGCATCAAGCCTTTGCGTTTGCGAGCCTTTAAGTGCAAATGCAGCATTTCTGTTAGTCACAAAATCGGCTGCTGCTCTCGATCTTTCTATCTCAGCTAAAAGAGTCCAGGCATTTTGTCCAATACGTTGCGAGGCTACTTCTCCTTTCTTTTGTAATGCTACTTTTCCTCTTTCTGTTTGCTCTTGCGCCCTAGCTTCTTGTATCTGTTGTTGCTCCATAGTAATCCTGGTCGAAGCTCTCTCGTAAGCCAGGTCAGCCATAAATTCTGTATGTGCTATAAAGTCTTGATTCATCTGCTCCCTAACATCTTCGGTCATTCGGTTAGATTCTGTTTGAAGTAACTGACTTTGATAATTAAGATTATTCTGTGCGTTTTGGAAGGCAACATTAGACTTGGCTTGTTGATAAGCCATAAATTGTGAGCCTACTCCTAAAACTGTACCTACTATGGAAATTGGATCACACATTAGTTAGACCTTAGCAAATTCATAAAAAAGACGACCCTCATAACCAAATGTAGCGTGTTCTTTGATAATTGAAAAACCCATGTACTTAATCCATTTTACATGAGTTGTATTTCTTGCATCTACAAAATTGTATAATATTGGATAATTCATTTTAAATTTATCTAATTCTATTGGAGAATTGCGAAGAAAAGCTCTTACATCTTTATAATCGCTAGTCATAGTTCTATGCCCTAACATCCATATTTTTCCTATGTTTTTTCTAATAGGAATTACCCCATACATACCCATGATATTTCCTTTACGACCTACCATAGTCATGCAAGGTTGACTTGCAAAATAACAATATATAAGACTACTTTTTGGATTTGATCCAGAATATGCGTATATTTCTTCTATATCTTCTTGCCTCATATTTGCAGCAACTTCCACTATGTCATTGGGAGTTGACTTTCTCCAATGAAATCTACTTAAATTCGTCTTGCTCTGCTGTGCAACCATCCTTCCCATTCTGCTGATTGAATACGACAAGGTAGTGGGCTATCACTCAAAATTTCAACTTTCGTGTCGTTATTTTGAGCCATAACTGGCACTTTAAATTTACCTGTTAAGAAAGGTGCTTGACCTAACGCTGGAGGATTTTGACCTATTACAAATCCATTATAAGGGTAAGTAAAGGAAGATCTACCTCTTGGACTAACTTTTACTTGAAATGCGCTTGTATTATCAAAGACAAACGTCCAAGTTCTAATTTGTAATCGTGGAGCAGCTATAACAGCAACACCACCTCCAGAGGGTTGTTCTTTAAGGTAAGGAGTACTAAACTCATACGTCATATCGTAAAGTTCTCCTACAAAAAACTTAGCATTACTTAGATCTCCAAGAACTGTCATAGTTCCATTGCCACTAAATCCAGATTGAGTTGCACCAGTTAATGTCTCCGAACTAGCTTTAAGTACTTGACCATGCTGGATTGTGTTGCCACTAACGTCTCGACCTACAACAGCTTGTATTCCTGTAGTAGCTGTTGGATATGGTAAAGAAATTATTGATTGAACACCAGCTCCACCCTGGTTGATAACATTAACATGACATTGAGTTTCATCTACTTTTCTGTCTAGCTTAATTTCAAGATTGCTATTAAGGTCAGTTGCTTCTGGACGTAAGGAACATTTTTCCAGGTAAACTCCATCCGCATATTCGATTATAAAAAATACATCACTATCTATAATTGTTGAACCAAGAACAGTTTTAGCTCCTTTAACTTCCCAGAATGACCAAGAAGATTGTAGTTTTTCATCTTCTTCGTAAAAGAATTTATAAAAATAAATACGCTTTGGCTCATCTTTACTAATAGCTACTATCGTTTCTTCTGAAGCGCTACTTACTAAACTGACTATATTTTTAGGTAAGTATCTTGGTACTGAAGAGGATACTTCTTCTGATACTGGAACTGCACCTGTAACATCTTCCAGGTAAAAGTCACGCAAACCACTAAACTCTCCTTTGGGTATTGAAAAATATACTGTTCGACCTACTGCGATAGGGTCAACATTAGGCTGTGTTTCGTATGTAGTTATAGCTGTAATAGTTGCTGTCTGAGGAGTCAATGCACCTCCAATACCAACTGCGCCAGCATCTAATCTAAACTGACCATGCCGACTAAAGAGTAGCAATGTGTTTGCAAATGCCAAGCTAGATGTTAGAAAATGAATTTCCGTACCACCTGTGACTAGATCAATAGGGTCGCTATCTACAATTGTTTGTACTGTCTCAGGAAAAAATCTATCGTAACTATCTGCTGCGCTCATTATCACGTTTTCATCTGCCAAGAATACAAGCCTGTTTCTAAAAGTATTAATGTTATTTAAAACAGTACCTACAAAGGTAGGGGTAGGAGCTGTAGTTAAGTCGCCAGCTATTCGTGGGCTGTAATCAAATTCTTTAAATTCAAATGTACCAGTAGCAGCATCACGCACTAAAACGTGTGGCATAGTTGATGTATTAAATTTAAAAGGTTCTAATGGACCAACTGTTTCTCTCCATATTCCAAAACCAAAAGCTGTACCATTTGAAGTTTCAAACTTAACGTAATAGTCATCTAATCTTGTAGTTTTTGTTCCCTGGACTCTAACAATAAAGTTGTTTTCACATAAGGTTGGTAAATCATTAATTGTATCTATTGCTCCTCTAATAGCTTTTGTGTAAGTTCCAGCCTTACTGTCACTACTTTCTAATATAAAATCAGTATCGTCATTTCTTTCAATTCTAATAATGTATTGATCTTGAGTAAACGTCCAACCGCTAGATAGCGCAGAAGCTAAATCATTTTTTAAATCTGCTGCAATTGTGCCTGAGTCTGGAACTGCTCCCCCTGCAGATGCTGTTGTAAAACTTGCTGTCGCTAAAGTGCTAGTTCCATCAGCGCTTTTTATTTTTATTTCGTAAGTAGTTGCGTAATCAGCAGCTTTTATAAATACAATACCTTTGCGTGAAACATCAGGAGATAATTCATTAAATCTGCAATTACCGCTAGTGCTTGCAGATGCGCCAACTAATGTAAAACTGTTAGCATTTACAACAGTTACAGTATAAGTGCCATCAACACTACTTCCAGTTTCAAAATCTATTTGTATTTTTGCTCCATTAGTTACTCCATGATTATTAGAAGTAACAGTTATTGTTGTACCTGATTGAACATAAGTTCCAGCGTGATCCATAGTGACCACTTTTTCTCTGTTTAAAATAAACGTATAATCGGCAACTGACGCTATTCTAAATTTTTCTGAAGGGTCAGCGCTATTTCCAATGTCTAAATAATCTGTTCCGTTAGGAGTTGTAAGAGTCTGAGAAGTGCCATCTAAATTAAATACCTCAATAGCTCCATCCCTAATCATAATTAAATATTGTATAGTTCCGTCTCTATCAACAGCTTTTACAAATGGTTTACCTGTTCCAGCAGTACCGCTAATTAATTTTTTTATGTGTTGAAAAGGCGGACGCTTAGTTAATCCTTCAACTGGAGAAGATAAACAATTTATAACTGACTCTGCCTGTGAAGCTAGTCTTAACGCTGAGGGCTGTTGACTAACCCCATTAATCATATTTGGGATAGCGCTACTAATTAATGCCATAACTACCTAGATAAAGCGTCAGAAGGTCTATAAGTTCTCATTGGATTTACTCTTCGATTATGACCTCTAAGAATATTGTGATCGCTTAATTGTGTTTCTTCTTCTAAAAATTGTGATCTAACTTCTTGCTCAACTAATAAATTTATTTCTGTTAAATCTTTACTGCCAATCATAGACTCCTGGAGTTCTCTGCCAGCTTTAGTCATTATGTAAACCCTAGCGTGTTCGGGTAATTCTTCCCAATCAAGAATAATAGTTATATCTGCTTTTAAATCTTGTTGAAATTCGTATGTGTTATTTTTGCGATCATAAAGCCTTGATCCTCTTTGCACTACATCTACGTCTGGATAATCGTAAGGATCAACATAAACTCTAGTGGTGCTAGTACCAACTGAAATTTCTTTTGTTGTCGAATCTCTCATTAAGTCAACTTCATAGTCAGTATTAAAAGACCAACCTTCAGTTTGCAATTTACGACTAACGCTGTTAATTGTGGTTTCTGCTAAATTGCCTAAGCCAAGTAAGCCTTGCAAAGAGTTAACAGGAGCTTCTCCCATCATCTGCAAGGCTTTATTGACCGCTTCTAGTTTTGAGGTTCTAGCGAGTGCCATTTACTTTTTCTTAGTACCTTTTTTTGGAGGTCGTCCAACTTTTGTACCATAAGTTCCTTTACCTTTAGGCATAATAATAAGGGAGTAAGTTTACTCCCCTATATTAACTACTTATGAGTTAGACGCATATACTTCGATAGCGCAATCTGGGCGCAGTACACCTGTACCATGAGCCATAGATCCGACCATAAATACACCCTGGTATAACGCATGAACATCATTTCCAGTTTGTTCCATTTTAAGATCCATTAACTTAACTGTACCAACTGCATCTGGTGTAAATGCAAGTCCGATATTATCGGTGTAGTCAGCATGATAAGTATTGTTCTCTCCAGTAACAGCAGATCTGTTTGACTTAGGTAGGTTATTGGATTTAATAATTGAAATACCAGCAACCTTAAGAACTGTACCTTCTGCGTATGCTCCAGAACCACCCCAATCTCTGTTAAGAACATCTGTAGTTCTTGCAAGTTTGTAGTAATTTGCTGGATCAAGTGCAAAGTATCTAGCATTTTCTGGGATGTTATTCTCATCAAATGTCTGTGCAACTGTCCATAGAGCAGTAACAAGGTCAGCACCAGTAACAGCAGCAACCGCAGCAGCAGTATTAGCAGTACCAGACTTAAGAATCTTAACTCTTGTACCTCCAGGTAAGTCTGTATTAAAGTTCGTACCTGTTCTAGCAGCTTGAGCTATTGTTGCAGCTACGTTTTCATCAAAACGATAGGCTAGGGCATTACCCATTTCCTCTGTATATTTTGACCTCACATCATAGTGATTCTTAGCCTCGTCAATGTCAGCCAAAAATACTTGAGATACAAGTTTGTCGTCAATATTTATAGTAGCCTCAGCGTGTTTGATGCTATCCCCTGTCAATTGTGTGCCAGGTGTATGATAGGAAGTTGAGCTGAGTCCAATAATTGGGAATTGTGCGGATTTTCCTGATTGAATCGTCCGAACTGTATGCAATGACTCGAATATTGTAGCTTTACGGAACGCTGATAGCACCTCTCCACTCCACACTTTTAAGAAAAGTGCGTCATAAGACGTACCAGTAGCATTGACCAAGCCGAGTCTTGAAGGACTAAAGTTAGCCATGTCAATTAGAAATAAATTTGGAATTAACCAACCCTATTTCACTTAGTCTGATACCCCTCAAGGATGCTATGTGTAATAAATAAGTGTAAGGTTATTACAATACTATCAAAAAATGGACGAATATCTACCGCAAATCCCAGAAATAGATGTATTAATACCGCCTAAAACAATTTTTTATCCACCTGTGGCAGAGATTCCATATTTAGACCCTGTACTTCTTCCAAGTCTGGAACAGGTAGAGTCGGGTTTGGGAGATCAGGAATCTTCTTCTGAAGAAGAAAAAGCATCTTCAACGGAGGAAGCGTTAGAGCTAACACCAGAGACAATACCGACAAACCTGCCAAACACCAAAGACCTTTTATCAACTGAAGAACCTGTAGCTACGTTTAATATACCATTTTTTGGAGAAATGCCTATTCCAGCGCCAGAAGTTATTGCTTCAAGTGTAATAGCATCTAGCGTAAGTGCCACCGCAGCAGTAACAGGTTCAATAGTTTTACAAAGTGTTATTAATCAACTAAAAAAAATAATGACAAAAATATTTAAAAAGGTACTTAAGAAAGAAATTACTAATCAGAAAAAAGATCAGGATTAGCGTTAACATAAGTTCGTATATTAATGACATCACTACAGATGTATGCGTATTTAGAAGCAGGGTTTATCATGTAGCCTGATGCGTGAAGCTGACTACACTTCAAAATACGAACAAGCTGTTTATCATGCACTTGCTTGTCTAACTCTTCTATGGCTAACTCTAGCTTTACTTTTGCTAACTCGTTACAAGTTTTATTATCTCCCAGGGGTATCATAAAACTCATTTGCAATCCCCATCCTTCGTTTATAGAATATGTCTCTTCTCCCTGTGCATCATTACCTGTATAAAAAGGAGTTATTGCCATAGTTGGTTGACTACAAACTAAATTTCCAAACTGCTGCTTACCTGTCATTCCATTATTAATATTCATATTCTGATTAATAATACTAGAATTACCAATCGCATTTGGTTGAGCCTGTACGTTTGTATCGCCTTCGGCTTTTACTTTACTGACTAAAGACAGACAAAGAAGTGATAACGCTAGTAGTCGTAATCGCATCTGTTTGTGTAATTTCTTCTAATTTAGTTCCTGATGCTCTAGTAGTCACATTTAATGACCAATCAGCAGTAGCAGTATTAGGAGTAAAAATTGCATCTGTAGCCGTTATTCCTCCGTTAGTAGCGCTTGTAACAGCAATGTTTGAAGCTTCCCAAGTTTCCAGAGCAGACCCATATTTCTGAGTAACTATGGTGCGATTTATAGTCTGAGTAGTATTCTCTGTGCGGTTGCTAGAACCAGTAGTCCAAGTTGGAATCCCATTTGCGTAGCAAGGTGCAATTAAAAATAAACCTAGTAAGAGTAATTTTTTCATTTGATTCCTACATTTGTGTCTTTATTATCCACTATTTTAGGCGCTTTGCCATTATTGCTATTGTTACCTTTGCTTCCTTTCTTAATATTCAGCCCAAATTGTGCGCTGACCGCACTCAATAATCCAGCAGCGAAGGTCGTATCAATTTGGCGAGTAGGGTTGGGATTAAAGTACGACCAAGAAATTACCCCTAAACTCCAAAAAAGAATAATAAGCTGCACCACATTGGCAATCAGACTATTACCTTCCTTTTCATCTTGTTCTTCCATAAAGATCGAACTATACTACCTATATAATAACCATAGATTCTCAAAATGATTAGTCTAATTCGTCCAATTATCTTTGCTTTCTTAAAAAGCAAGTCTGTATCTATTTTAGTCTGCGACATATTAGCAGCGTTGGCAAAACTTAGTGAAAATAAACTAGATGATGCTGCGGTTGCTAAGATAAGAGAAATGCTCCTGGAAGAAAAATAATGTGTCAAGGTTTTTCTGGCAACAAAAAAGAAGAAAACAATCAAAATCTTTTAAAAACTTATAAAGATTATGGTAATCAGGCTGCTAGTGCGCCATTAGATCTTGGGTTATCTATAAAACGAATGAAACATAGAGAAAAAAGGCTAGATCAACTTATGAATGGCGGAGACGATATTGGACCACCAGGATTTTAAAGCGGATTTGTAGGAAAAATAGATATTTCTTTAACTTTAAACGTCAATATTTCCCATTGATCTTGCATCATTGCCATACACCAGGCGGTTTGATAGTCATTTGCCTGGACTACTGTTTGAAATCCACCAATTCTAGGCTCATCTAACTTAATTCCAGCAAATGCTGTAGGCAATCTTATACACCAGGCTCTTCTATGCTTTGTATTTGTTTCGTAAGCCTTAAACATTGAACCACCGACCTCTGGTATTGGCTTTTCCAAGTCTATCGAGGGGGATGCCGAGGATTTTTGCGTCCAACGCACCTTCCAATTCGCCTTTGTGAGCAGCCAATTCCAAATCCCACAACTCCATTTCCCGATCTTTGATAGCTCTATCTTCATCAATTGCTAACGACTCATTCCAATACTCCACCGCACCAGCCAAAGAGTCAAGTCTGTCATCATTTTGTAAACAGTTACGATCAACAGTTATATGGGTCATTTGATGAAACAATTGATAGCCTAATGCTTTCTCTACTGAATCCTCTGTTCGAGGTTTTGTATCGTTTTCAATAACTGATCTGTTAATTATTAGCCTATGTTGGTTCATTACAGGCTCTAATGCGTTTATTATTCTTCTTTCTTTCTGAACATTGCTCCTAGTTCCCTCAATAGTGCAAGGATATATCTTCATAAGGTATGGCTTAAGCAAACTTTCCATCATGCCTTGACCAAATTGATCTTCCAGGAGTATTAGTTTTACCTTATTACGCTTTGCAGCTTCAGCTATACCAGTTAAAACTGGTTCTGTATAACCTTCACAAAACGATCCGACCTCTAAAACGTATAAGTTTCCATTTAAATGCGCAACTATGCTATACGCTGTCTCATCAACACCCTTACCAGAGGGATCTATCATCATCACGCAACCTGTAAATGGCAACCAATCGCCATGCAAAAAAGCTGGCTTGTGATAATAGTCATTACTAAAACCTACTGCTGGCAAATCAGAGATTCTATACTCTGCGCCTGACGACCACACCACTTTTTCGGGTGCATGATCTTTTACTTCCATAACAACTAAGTCCTGGAGTCTTAATGGAAAGCGTTGTAAGTCAGATAACGTGGTATCTAACTGAAACTGCAAGGTAAATTGTGACCGACCATAGCTTGCTTCTCTTTCCAGCAAGTCCATTTCACTAAACCTGTCTGGATCTGTAGGTTGACCAGGTTTTGTTGCAGATAATCCTTTTATCATTGGAGCTAATGCGTCTCCATACTTCTCAGGCTTCTTTGGATAACGACTTGTCCATATTCTGCAATCGTATCCTCTTAATCTCAGCTTGTTATATATGCTTTCTTCTGTCTGTGGTGTACCTAAAAACATTATTTCGCCATCAGGCTTAAGAATAGCGTTAAATTCTCCGCAACATTGCAATAACTTCTCTCTCATTCCTACTGTCCAGGCTGTATTCGGTACTTCGCAGTCATCAGCAAGTATTAAATCAGCACGACTACCAGTTAACTGTCCAAATATTCCTACACTCTTAACACTAGCTGATTGATCGGGTATAGCTGGACGTACATCAAACCTATTACTAGCTGATCTTTGCTCGTTTTTATCTGGTTCAAGGCATTTTAGTATAGGCATTTCCTGGATTATCCTTAAACAGAACTGAGCAAAGTCATCCGCCCTGGTCTTACTAGCTGATACAACCATTATCTTTTTCTGCGGATCATTTCTTAGCAGCCATAACGTATAAGCAGCAGCCATCCACGACTTACCTACACCTCTAAACGCTTCAATAATCCTTCTTTTATTTCCTTTCTGCATATATTCAGCTATATCAAGCTGAACAGTAGTCGGATCAGGAAGTTGTAAATGCCTCCATACTAAAACTAAAAAATATCTAAAGTCTTTATCATAAGGTTTGGGTAATGTTTGCCATTCGGACTTCTTCATTACGCACTACGTCTTTTTAGTGCGATAACATTCTCTATATCAGGTAACGACTTAGCCAAATCTCCGAATGGAGTATCTTCTACAGGTTGAGACGTTATCTGATTATCTTTCAAGAACTGTCTAATCACATTTAAGTCTGCTGTACTAGCCTCTCCACTATCCAGCAAATCAGTTAATACACTAGCTAACCTACCATGTAGGCTGCTAAGTATTTCAGTAGTGTCTTTTTGTGCCATAAACTTAGTCTAATGCAAGCCATCACAATCTGCTTTGCGGTATTACTTGCAATGGCTTACCTTCAATATAACTGCATCTGAAATCCCTGTCCACCACTAGCTCTCCACAATAGAAGAAGTAGAGTCGTATAGTCCTCTAATAAGATCTAATAAGATCGGGATAGATATTTTGATTTTTGTTAGAAAAATGTGATCGGCTTTATATACGCTAATAAGACTCCCTCTCCCCCTTCGTGTTTTTTGGTCATTTTTGCTGATACTCTCTCTTTATTTTGTCTTATTTTGTCCTGGTCTAGTCCAATAAAAATAAATAAGTCCTGGAGCTGGCGCAATAACTAGAAAATTATTAGAAGTAGTACTGTCTTATTGACAGCTCTACTACTTTTTGCCTGGTCGATTTAGTCCAGGTGCAATTTTATTTAATATTTATTTGTAAGAATAGCCGCCTAATAGTTGCAAACTCTTATAATATCGTTTATCATTCTTATTAGATTCTATATGGATCTATTACACACTATCTTAAGAGGTTATTTTGACAGTATCAATTCACTCATTAAGCCGTAAGGTTGGCACAATAGACGCAAGTCTTGACAATCTTACAGCTCTATTCGGTCAGCCGTCATTATTACACCAGGACAAAATTAGTTGTTTATTCGAGGCTCGATTTCTCGACTTAGAACTGCACCTAGATTATTTTGTTAACAATCCAACTAATGACGAGCTGCAAGAGCAGCCCGACCAGATTTACACCTGGACAATTAGCAGCTCCGACAATTTAGCGCCCGACAGATTACAGAATTTTATTAACTTTATTAATAAAGCCTGGACTAATTCACAAAAAGACAGCCCAGCCGCAACTTTAAAAGTTAATATCAAAAGTTACTACGACATGACTTAATTATGGCTTGGTATTCTTTCTATCTATTGGGGACTATTACTTGTTTAATAGTTCTTCTTTCCTAACTTCCAGGCCTCCAGCTTTCGAGCTGGTCGCCTAGATGGTAGGCAAGCCTACCGATTAAAACAACTTACCAGGTTAAACAACATGAACAAAACCGAGGAAAGAAAAGAAAAACTTTATAAATTAATCTTTACTCATGGAGAAAGGGTTAAAAAGTTTTTTGATATGCCAGCTTCGACTGATCCAATCGCATTATGTAAACGATTAAGGCGGTTAGAAGTGCAAGCGCAAAGAGTCCAGGACACACACGCAAACGGACATTATGAAGAGTCCGCGCGAGCTGAAGCAAGAATAATATTAAAACTTAAAAACTTGTTACAGCCCGAAGCAACACCCGAAGATTTTTTAAAATTTGGTATCTTTTTAAATACTGACCAAAGAGGTTATGCCTTAAAGCTACCCGAAGAAGTTGTTAAAGGACACAAATTTTATAGAGATTGGGGAGACTTCGGTATTATTGCGCCTGATTTAAGGGAGGATTTAGACTAATGAGTCATTATCTAACTATCAAAATACAAACAGATCCAACTAATGACGCTTTCACTAATGGAAATATGGGGAATGAACTAAGCAGAATATTAATTAAGTATGCGAACTCAATTAAAGAGGTCGGAGAAAGTAATTTATTTATGCTTGATTCTAAACTATATGACTACAACGGCGCAGCAGTCGGACGAGCTGAACACCTTTAAACAATCCGCCCAGGTGCAAAGCCTGGGCATTTATTAATTTATTTTTATGGCCTTTTTTACAATAACAGACGGAAACGGAACAACTCACGAAGTTGATTTATTAACAAATGATCCGTCAGCAATAGCCGAAGAGTTTAAAAGATTCGAGGCAAAAAAGAAAGCAAACAAAAAGATCCAGGAGGAAAAAGACTAATGCCTTACGAAATTTATCCGACACCTGATTCTCAATTAATGGACGATACATTCCATGATTGGCTTGAAAAATGTCCTAACAATTGGGTTAGGATTGACATTGAACAGGGCAAAGAACCAGGAGAAAATGTTAAATGTATCTCAGCAACCTATAAATTTTATAGGAATGATATAGGAGACAATGATGATTGAATTTCTTATCATAGCTGGCGGTTTATATGGGTTATACCTAGTCGGTATAGCCTTATATACCGATATTAAATATCGAAAGTCCAGGAGGAACAAATGAGCTGGAATAGTTATCTCGAATTGATTGATTATGTCAATGAATTTTATGGAGCTGGAGGTATATACCAGCTCCCTATTGAACACAATGATGTTGGCTCACTTGTAAATGTCAAAACTAGACACGTTACAAGGGCTGAAATATCACACGCAATAATGATTTATTTTTCTATCCTGGAATACGCTAAACACAAGCGCTATCCGTACACATACGGGGGGAATGATTCTATTGATAGGGAAAGGATCAGGAATATATTATGTGATCTATTGTTATACAAAAAAGATCACAACATTTATGTTGATTCATGCGCAAAGCTGGATCACGATAATGGATTAGGAAAGTTTTACCAGGAGGTTAAACAATGAATGAAAATTTTTTTGAAAACCAGGCTTACAATTTAAAAAAAGGTGCGCTTGATGATGCTCTACTTAAAGGAGACATAACTAAAGAAAAGTATCTAGCTGATTCAAAGCAGCTAGATATTAAATACAAAAAACAATTACGTTTTAAAGACAATGGACAAGCAATTTAAAGCATACGAAATAGTTTTTGACTATGAACATGATGGTCAACGGATGGTCAAGATGCACGTTCAAGTAGCGCAATGCCTGGAGGATGCACTTAGACACTTTATAGAAACAATACCTTACGTTGAAATATACGAGGTTAAGTATCGAGGGCTAAGAGTTTACAACGGAAAGCCTATCAAGGAGGTTAATAGTGCCTGAAGCTATTATCACACTAGCCTTATTTATTTTTTTATTTATTATTATTGTTAATTAAACAAATGACCGAACCAATTTACAAGCTAACTGACAGGAAGCCACAACAAAAACATGGCAACAATAAAGGTCAAGTACTTTATTATTGCTCGAAAGGAGAATACTTTATCTCTGCAAATTGGGAGTATCCTCCTAACGAGGCAACCCATTGGCAAATGCTGATAGATTCACCAGCTCCTACGGAAACAGCCGAGGAGATTCAAGATAGATTGCTGAATGAATACTTAAAGGATGCTTTTCCTAATGCTGCTGATAGAGTAGCTATGTATCCACTAATTAAAAGAGCCTGGAGGTATGCACAAGATGTTAAGTAAAGATGATTCAGTTAAACTTCAAGTTATGATTCCTACGCAATTAGAAAAAAGAATTAATTATTTAGCTGAAGCGCAGGGAATTAATAAAGCTGACCTGGTTAAACGTGTATTAACTGTATGGTTTGAGCAAAACTATGAAGCTAAGTATGACTTTTGGAGTCAAGTTAATTGAGTACACTAGATGACCAACTAGCAAATGAAAAATTAATGCTTAATCTTGGACGAGATAGGGTAAGAGCTGTATCGTCCAGGAGGAAAGCAAACAACATGGAGAGTCTTTCTGAATACGGAGAGTCTCTCTGTTCTTTTGGAGTGCAGAATATTATTTATCACTTGCGAGCTGTAAGAAAAAAGATTGAGAAAGGGAGAGCTGGTCAAAACTATGCTTTACTTACTCCATTATTAGATCTCGACCCAAGTCAGATAGCAGCAGCTTCGATAAGATCGGTAGTCGATAGCTTAAGTATGACTCCCACGCTGCACCAGGTATCTAACAACGTGATAGAAAAGATATGGATTGAGACTATGTTAGATCGGGCAACTGATAATGAACTAAGTAAATACAAACGAGGTAGGCATAAGAAAAGATACAGAATATTTTTAATAAACAATATGATTAATACTGAGCAATGGACTTCCAGGCAACGGATGGCAAGCGGTTTATTTATGGTCGAACTAATACAGAAATATACAGGCTTAATCGAAATAGTCCTGGACAAATCTACAACACCACCCAAAAGGATAGTCAGGGCGACTCAAGATTGTATGAATTGGATCAAGGACGTTGACGAAAAATTAAAACTAATGAGTCCTAACTTTTTACCTATGCTGGTAGAACCAAAAGAATTTACTACTCCCTATGATGGCGGATATATAACCAAGCCAGCCCGATATAATTTATTTAAAAGTAACAACGAGATACTTGCAAAAAACATGATAGGCAATGAGCCTTATCTTGATGCGGTTAACATCCAGGGCAAAGTTGCCTGGCAAGTAAACAAATATATATTAGATCAGGCGCTATATGCTTACGATAATAATTTAGAGATCGGATGCCTACTACCAAGGGACGGATACTCTGTTCCTCCATATCCTAAGCATTGCGAACCAGACAGCCAGGAAGTTTTGCAATGGAGAATAAACTGCAAAAATATAATCGACAAGAATAATTACACGCAAGGTAGTCGTATTGGTATAGCTAAAACATTTTGGATGGCAAAGAAATTTAAGGATGCTGAACAATTATATTTTCCCAAGCAACTAGACTTTCGAGGACGAATCTATGACAGAGTTCCATACCTCAACAGCCAGGGTAATGATTTATCCAGGGCGCTATTACAATTTGCAAAAGGTAAGTTGATTAAAACAGAAGAGGATTTGAATTGGTTAAAGATACATGGTGCAAATATGTACGGAATTAAGTCAGATTTTAAAACAAGAATACAATGGGTTAACGAGAATATTAATTTAATTCATGGAGCTGGTAGAGATTGCTGGAGTCAGCCAGAATTTTGGATGCGTGGCAGCAAGGCTTGGAGTTTTCTTGCTTTTTGCAGGGCAATGTATTTATATTCACAAGAACCAGGTAGCTATTTATGTCAGCTTCCCTGCCACCTTGATTGTACTTGCAGCTCAATTCAGCATTTCTCTGGTTTGCTCCGCAGCAAAGTAATGGGAGAGAAAGTTAACCTGGTTAATAGTGAGCAGCCACAAGATATATACAGCGAAGTAGCACAAGCAGTTAACAACGAATTAAGAATGAGTGACGAAGAGGTAAATAGAAAATGGTTAATGCTTAGTCCTGATAGATCACTTGCAAAACCTTGCGTGATGACAGCTCCATACGCTGCAACTAACAGCGCCTTCTATCACTTCGCTTACTCCTGGGCTAATGAAAAGAT